CCCCGTTTTTTCCTTCCCCTTTTTTTCCTTTAATAAAATTTTCAATAATATTAAATATTGCTTGGTCTAATGGTTGTTCTGGTTTTGGTTGGTTTTCTTGCGGGGAATTTCCATTGAAGTAGTTGCCAAGCACGACTAAATAACGAATAGCTTCCGTAATGCGTTGAAATAAATCATTTGACGTTAACGATTCTCGATTATAAATATTTGACGTATTGCCCAACTTTACTACAATCATTCTATGAGGAGGAGGAGGAGGAGGAGGAGGAGGAGTACCGTTAGTAACATCTATAACAACCATATCGGACTCGTTCTCGCTTAATTTAAATCCATTTAATATTAATACCTCATTTTCTTTAGTGAATTCATTAACCTTTAATTTATTTTTAAAATAATTAAGAAATCTCTCAAGTATAAGAATAAAATTTCCTTCATCATCTAAACACACCAAAATTCGATTTGAATCCATTTATAGTGACCAAAAACTTTAAATTCTCCTCTTATATAAAATACCCAACAAAAAATGTTCAAAACCAGTGTTTTCGGATATATTATTATTATTTTTATTATTGTCGTTTGCCTGAAAATTTACCAAGAATCCGACGCGTTTCAATTGAAGTGTATTGTTTCTAAAGTGGATGGGAATAAATATTGTGTGCGAGAACGTGCGAAGCTGGAACTCGCGGCTGACCTTCTTGCCACCGTCACTCAGAAAATGAAAAAGGTCGTAAAACACATGGGTGATACTTACCCCGACCGAGATAATGTGAAACGTTTAGTGAAAAATTTCCGTCCTGAAAAAATAAGCGAGACGTTGCCGACAAGTGAATACACAGCATATAGTGAGAACAAAGGTGAGAAGCTCGCGTTTTGCGTGAATACGACGAAGAAGGGAAATAAACTCATCGATGAAAATACGCTGACATTTGTCGCACTCCATGAGTTGAGTCACATTATGACGGAGAGTGTGGGACACAAAGACGAGTTCTGGAATAATTTCCGGTTCCTCATAGACGAGGCACAAAAAATCAAGGTGTATCATCCGGAGGATTATAAACTCCGGCCGAAAGAATATTGCGGAATGACGATTAATGATAATCCGCACTTCGACAACTAACGCAGTGCGTCCGGCCGCACACCGCCGTAAAGAGCGTTCCGCCGTCGCCCACGGGTCCAACAAGATTCCGACGCGTGACTGTTCTTTTCCAAACCGGTGGACGACGGCGGAACGCGTTCAGACCTCAACAACTCGTTGTAATACATAGAACAGTGTATTCGGAGAACGCCTCTCTTTTATAGCGAGAATATCCACTGGCCTCGTTATTTTGGAAATGATTTCTTCATCAACATGTTTTACGCAATACAGGTGCTTACTTACCGGTCCTTCCGCAAAAAAAGAAACAAAACTAGGCATACTTTTTTCGTCAGTCCAGCACCAAATCGCGCGATGATGTATTTCGCGGCATCGAAGCGACTGCCATTCTTCAACACTATCGTATTGATACGTCAAAGGGAACGCTGCGTCATGTTCATACGTTTCATCAACGAATGTTACGTATATATCTTCAATCGGGAATAACATACCGCCACCGCTGCCGCCGCTGCCGCTGCCGGTTGTTGAACAAGGTGTAAGAACTTGTTCGTAGATAGACGCTCCACCAATAAACCATACAACGTCATAATTCATGGCGAATTTATGAACATCCGATAATGTTTTTACGAATATAACACCGGGTTTATGCTCTTCCGTATCAAAATCGTGTGTTGCGGAAACCACAATATTGTCACGAAACGGCAAGGGTTGATAATCCGCGGGTATGCTTTCCCATGTTTTCCGCCCCATCACCACCGCACTATTATAAGGAAATACATCGGAACGTGTCATATGCGAAAAAAACCGGAGGTCGCGTTCGATTTTAGGCCACGGAAGCGTTCCTTCAAACCCAATACCTCCACCACGACAAAGAGCAACAATCATTTTGAAAACTGGAATTTGTTCAGAGTCTGACATTATACAAGTATATACAATTATGTAATGAAATATGTTTATTATGATATTAGTAAATCTAAATGTAATATCTAATAAAGTTAATCTTCTTATCATATAATAGTAACATCTGGAATGGAAAACATCGCATCAGATATTCCTATTTATAAGTTATATCACATACGTTCGCCTGATATTAGACAACCACAATCGCGGCGTGTAAAAGAAAGAGAAAGTGATGACGAGTCAGGTGGGGGTTCTTCGGAGGCATCAGCATCAGCATCAGCATCAGCATCAGCATCAGCATCAGCATCAGCATCAGCATCAGCATCAACGCTCTCTCCAGAATACAACGTAATCTACGTATTTTATGGCAATGTAGAATTCATGGCCGACGAAGGTAGAGTCGTGAATATCAATGATGTGTTTTTACAAGAGCCAGAAAATCCCCATTTTCAAAGAATATTTAGTGATTACGAGTCAATGATGATTCGTCAAAATAATGTAAAGGTCGTGTTTCTTCCCGAAAGAATTTATCCAGATGACTCAATTGAAACCATCAAAAAGAAGTTTCTCTATCTTACGCGTGACAAAGTCGCACTCTCCTACGCAGAGTTGTATTTATTTTGTAAGCAGACAAAACATATTACGACCCAGCTTGCTTACGACCAAATTACATCAAATGGAAAGCTTGAACTCACACCAATACGAGTTCATAATTACTTATTGAACATAGATAATCTTACAAAAGGTGCGGAACTTGGCGAACCAGTGGAACAACATTATAGTTATACAAATATCGCGAACCTCAAGCTAGATGATGCTCCCCGTATTGTAAATGTCGCATTAGGACAGAGCTTGAATATAATTGACACCTATGATTATCCATATCCTGCGAATCCATTTGATGCCGAAAATGCCGATTCATTTTTAGAAATACATGCGAGTGAGCTTGTAAATACGACAAATAAAATGGTGTTAATCGACTACGGGGTTTTTATCGACAATGCAATCTACTTGGTTTCAGCGGAAGATGCACTCATCTATGCAAAGGAAAGCCAACAGGGCTCGCAAAGCGGCGTGGTGAACGGGGGTGCAGCATTCGAAAAACCGATTTACGAGTCATACATGGTGTCGTTATATTATCCTTATCTCTCATCCTTCCAAGATAATACGCCGCGAACATCTCTCGAAAAAGGTTCTGCAGAGGCCGCAGGAGAGACCGATTTATCCACCATTCATTCGCATGATACACTCATGTTTCATAAAGAAAAGTTGTTTGAATCCGACAAGCGAATCATCAATGATAAATTTATGCGTCAGACCGCTAATATTAAGCTGCTATATGACATTTACGAGAGAAGGACAACTGAACACAACTACATTGATAATGGTATTCGGGGAGTTGAATTCATGATACATCCCGAAACGCCATACAATCAATCACTCGATGCCATTTTTAAACTCATCCATTGTTCCGAATCCATTCCGTATATCAAGCATAATCCAGGCAAGAAACGTGATAATATTTACAAGCTATTCATATCAGGTATTAGTCGAAGCGGGCGTAAAATACCATATCTTCCAAAGAGCGATATATTTCGGCTCATCAAGACAACCTCGCGCAATAAAAGTGTGAGCATCTATATCAATTATGTTTTTTCGAACCCAGATATACCCGACCATAAGGCGACGCATTTACAAATACCGGTTTTGTGCGAATTTTATCCGAAGGGGTCAGTCTATGTCAAATTATTCACGAAGTATTCTTTTACTACTACTGAAATCGAGCAGATTATTATCGCAACTGTAAATCCAGTTATTCGTGTAATCAAGGAACATGTCGAGCAGGGCGGGTTTCAGATGAATCTATTCACGCGATTGTATCATCCACAAATCGAAATCATTAATCTCGAGCATTTCGCGCAACTACCCATCACTCGAAATATAGAAATAAAACAGATGATTAAATGTATATCGAGTGCATTTAATGAAGTAGAAGGCAGCTTAAAGAAAGGTATTGTGCTCCGCTATAAGCGTGTAAGTAATTATAATGACATGTCCAGTCAGGACGCGTATATCATCGAAATGATGAATAAGCGGCAAAGTGACCGAGATATAATGGATGGATTGAAAGATAATTACGGTATATCCGACCAAGATGCGAGAAGTAAGCTGGCATCGTTTTTATCTTCTCTTCAAAACCAACAGATGGCTCGGTTTCGTGGAGGGGCGATTCGTATTAAAAATAATCCAGGATTTCTCACTAAAATTACGAAAGGTGCATTCAATAACATAATTACAATCGAGATTACAAATATCAATAATATACTGTATCTAACACCGTTACATGCGTATATTGATTCGATTATTCGTATATATCAAAACCCCAGCACAACAAATATTCCGTATGAAAAAATATCGGAGTTATGTGCTAATGCTGCTGCTGCTGGTAGCACCGTAAAAATGCCGTTACCACTTCCGTCGTCGTCAAGTGCTGCTGCTGCTGCTGATGCCGCCGAACCATCGACCACTGCCGAGAGATTTGCCATGGAAACAATACCACGCCCTACTGGCGATATTGTAGCAAGTGACAAAGAGGATCAAATCGACCTCATGGCGGAAATTGTCCCAATGATAAGACCGGCAGCGGCACCTGAACCAGTTTTTGGTTTTGAAATTGAAGCACCTCCCCAAGTCGCGGATGATATTGATTTATTTGATTTGTTACAGGATGATGACGAAGACGATGAAGGCGATAATGTGCCGTTCAGTGGCCAAGGAGGAGGAGGAGGAGGAACTGCCGCCGGAAAACAGAAACCCTCTTCTGCAGCTGCATCTATTTCAGACCCCGCACATGAAGAAGAAGACCTTTCCGATATAACAGGAATGGAGTTGGCGAATCCGAACCCTTTTTCAAAAAGGATACAAGAACGTGACCCGGTGATCCATCTGAATGAAGATATGGGTAAATTTAACGCATATTCGCGAAGTTGTCCATGGAATGTAAGGCGTCAACCCGTAATATTAACGAGTGAAGAAAAGGACCGTATTGACCGCGAACATCCCGGTTCATATACACACAGTATTACATATGGTTCTGTGGCAAGCAAGCCGTATCATTATATATGCCCACGATACTGGAGTTTAAAACACAATACCAGTTTGACGGAAGAAGAAGTGAAGTCGGGCAAATATGGAGCTATCATTCCTCAAAAAGCCAAAAAAATACCGGCAGGTGCGAACATATTTGAATTCACCGATGACAAATATCACGTGGATGAAAAGGGGAATTACAAGCAACACTATCCTGGATTTTTGAAGAAAGATGCTCATCCTAAAGGTTTGTGTGTTCCTTGTTGTTTCGCACAGTGGGATAAACCGGCACAGACCGCAAGGCGACAAGAATGTCAATCAAAGCAATTTGAAGCGGTAAAACTAACCACACAAAAGCCAGATGCTGTATTAAGCGACGATGTTCCATCGGTTGCAGCGTCGGCCATGTCGGCCGTGTCGGCCATGTCGGTCGGTGTTGACACTCCTCATGCCCAAGGGCTGCCACATCCCCAAATGGCTGCATTTAAGCAGGAACCTGTAAAAATAAATGAAATTAAGGATGACCGTATTCTCAGTGCAGACAAGTTTCCTCTTGAAAATGGACGCTTCGGATATTTACCAACTCAACTTCAAAAGTTTTTATTCACAGATAGCCGTAACTGTCAAGTAAGCCTTAAAAATGCGGCGATAAAAAAGGACACACCATGTCTCATTCGACGCGGTGTCGAAACCAACGAACGGCAATCATTTGTGTCAGCGATTGCATATTATTATAAGGAAAGTATGAGCACCGAAAAAACGACTGCTGCAATTGTGAGCGAACCTCTCGGCAATCCAGTAAACAAACCTCATGGCATGACCTCTCAGTCATCCGACTTACAAAACACTTTACATCCACTTACTATATCAGGTGATTCAACAAAAACAGATATTCTTAAAAAGGTAACCGATACAATACAGAAAAACGCGGTTGTTTTATCAAAAAGGGCTTCTGCTTCCGTAGTTGCCGAACCGGCCTCATCTTTCACTTTCGCACATCATATTGATAGTGCAGCGGCGGCGGCGGCGGCGGCAGCCTACAGTTCTGACGAAGAAACCCCAGTTACAATGACACCGCGGGCACCCCCCACGTCAGCAACCTCAGCAGAACCACGTGATGAGCCAATCATGCGGCCGCCGCCTCCGGAACGTGAAAGCGAATATATTCCGACGATCCGAGAGATGCGGACGCTTATTATACAATCTCTCGACGTTGATACTTTCAGAACTCTACAGAACGGGACAATCGTCGATTCATTCTATAATCCAGATAATGAACTACGCGAAGCCGACATCATGCGAAAATATTCGACCATCGAAATCTCTCGAACACTTCCCAAAGAAACGTTCGCAAGGATATGTAATGCGTATGAAAACTTCATCGCTTATCTAGATGACGACACGTCGGTTATTGACCATACTTACTTGTGGGATATTATAAGTCGCCCCAATGAGAGATTGTTCAAACATGGCAACAACATTATACTCCTTCACATACCAGATGATGATGTCACGAATAATGTTCAGGTCATCTGTCCAACCAACGCGTATTCTGGAGAAGTCTTCGATATCAATCGTAAAACCATCATAATCATGAAACGTGATAAATACTATGAACCGATATATTTATTTGAAAGCAAATCAAACGGAAAATTCAGCGTTTTGGGACGTTTTGCTCTGAAAAGTAAAACACTCATCCCAAAAATGAAACACATTATAGAAACGGTTCGTGACTTATATTTTGCGTATTGTCGCCTACACGCAAGCCAGCCACGTGAATATAGATACAAGATGAATCTACCTGCATTGGTCATTTCGAAAATCCTGAGAGAAGCCGGATTTACGATTCACGCCCAAGTCGTAAATTATAATGGAAAGGTAATCGGTTTTCAAATTTCGCAAACGATATCAAAACTAGCAAGATTAGACCCATCACATGTTACAAAGAAAGAATATAAACGCACATTTTTGAAAGGGGTCATTCCAACGGCTGTTTCGGCACCTCTCGAACAAGGCAGCGGCAGCGGCAGCGGAACCATCCCGACCGTTTTAATGAATGATGACGAACTATGGCAAATGAGTTATCATGAAACCGTTAATTTCTTGAAAGAGGTCCAGCTACATGTAAAGAAAACAACAAAAAAAGAGTTATACTGTCTTCCAAGAGTAAAGGTCGTAGAAGAAGGCCTAATTGTTGGTATCATTACAGAAACAAACCAGTTCCTCCAAGTGAATGTCGAAAATGACCCTCAAATGAACCATAATGATGACCTGCCCACCATTACAGAAGGTAATCATCTGCGGGCGGATGAAGTCATCGAAACCACCCCTACAGATAAGATGGCCGACAAGACGCGCGAGAGATATGTGCGCAATATTCGATTGGAAACGAATTTTTATAATGTATTTCGAAACACCGCCCGAAATGTCTTGAACCGACCAGAAAATAAGGCGACCAAGGATAACATCGAAAAAATAGCTGATTCATCGTTTATAATCTATACGAATAAACTGTCGCAAATTATTGCTTACATGAAGAAGTTACTTTCAAAGTATGTTTCGTTTATTCGGTATAATAATGATACATTGAAGATGGTTGGTGAAATATCCGGTTGTATTACAAGTGACGATGAAACATGTGGGAAAAAGAGTTACTGTCTGAAAGAAATGGGCGGAATGTGTAAGCTTCTACTACCCCAGCGTAACCTTATGTTTCGAGATATCGATAACGAGGTTGCGTATTTCGGCAAATTGGCAGATGAATTGATTCGATATGAACGAGTTAGGTTGTTCATGTTTGAACCAATGAAATATCCGTCATTCCAAGACATCAAATACAATCTCCGAGAGAATGAAATTATACTATTGGAAACATTCATCACGCAGGACTACTTTGAAAATATGGAGCCAGCCGACGCCAATCCGTATATACATCAGACCAATTTTTATACGGTTTCACCGAGTAATGCCGGTAGTTATGGTGTTCAGAATTATGACCCAACATATCATAAAGATTATGTTGACCGATATTTTGAATTAGAAACGGGTGTAAAGCGTGCATTGAAGGTGAAATCTTTAGTTGGAGAAGAAGCCACCGATATTCCACCGGATGTAATGCGTATTAACGAAATCAATCATGTTCTCGATTTCTGCCAAGAAGTTTCAAAGCGTAAAATAACGATTAAATTGCGGAATACATTTTTTCCAAAAATAAACACATTTGAAATTCTGTTTTCAAATCAAAGTAACGAATGTTCGTTCGACCTTATGCTAACAATACTGCGTTCGATGGCTCAAACCGCATCGAAATGTCCAAGCGGTCATTCATGTGTTCAAAAGAGTGGTGAATTCGCCTTGGTGAATGCAAGAACCGGAGTTGGATCCGATGCCGCACCAGAATCGCAACTCGAACCAGAAGTGTGTTCGAAATGCCAAACAAATATCGGTTCTGACCAATCCAATTTTGCCTGCAGACAGTGTAATTATTTCATGTGTGATAACTGTCGAACTCGGCATCTAGACCAATTCGCAAATATCACGGTAGCAGGATTGAAAGATATACTCGTGACAGAGTATGCGAAACTTGCGAGGAATGGTTTAGAAAAAAAACTCACAATGATATTGAATGGATATGGTATGAAACAATATGCAGACATCATAAATGAAGGAAGGGCGACATTAGCACAAATCATTCAAAGCGAAAATTACTTTCTTACGAATTTTGATGTATGGCTTCTTTCGGTATATTTCAAGATACCGATGGTCTTCATTTCACAGACGTTATTAAGCGAAAATGGTAAGAATTATATGGTATTATTTGGCGATGAGATGACCGAAAGCTATTTCTTTATTCAGACATTTCAAGTCATTCAGGGTGTTCCATCACGATTCGGATTGATTGAAATTAAGCTGGATGAAATGACGTCAATCTTGAAAATACCTTTGAATTATGTAGCTCCGGATTTTCAAGAAAGTATACGAACCGATGCCGATATGCGTATTTCTCTCGAAGATTATATCCGCGAATTTAAACTGTTGAATATAAAACAAAAGAAAAGAGTATTTACCATAATGGATAAACAAAATAAATAGAAGAGATATATATAATGAATCCGCAATTGTATCTAACAGCAGATTTGGTTCATCATAATTCTCAACAGCAGTTACAGAAGCTACAGCAGTTACAACAGCAACAGCAACAGCAAATAATAGTGAATGATGTATTTGAAATTCCAGACGAAACAGTCCCGGTGCCGGTGCCAGTGCCGGTGAGCGTCCCTGTGGAAAATTTAAAGACTCAACTGCCGTTGGCATTGACAAACACCGCCAACATGAATTTCATAAAGGCGATGAATCATACTGCGATGACCGATGTCATGAAACAACTCGCAACTCAAAAACAAAAAACACCATCCGTCGGAACAAAACAATCAAATGTATCGTTACAAGTGCCACAGAATGTGTTACTACTACCTGAGCAGCAACAACCACCATCTCGTGCTGTTTCATCGCCTTCAGTAAATGACCATGGTAATCTATCTCACCCAGCGACAACTGCTGCCGCACATTTAGCAGCAATACCATTATCTGAAACCGGTATGAACGACGGCAGCGGAACAACAAAGAAAAAGTATACAAGAGCCAAAAATTCACTCAATAAAAAGGTTATTGTCGAAGAAGAAGACCGCGATAGTGCAATCGACTACGATGACGATGACATTGAAATAAAAAAAACGAAACTCTCGTTGTTTCAATTCGCAAAAGACATCACATTCAATTTAATATTTGCGATACCCTTTCTTCAAAAGGCGAGACTACATTCAATGTTACGAGAGTCAACTTTAGCAATCAATCAAATCGAACGCATATTTGATGAATTTAAAGACCGATTCTCTCAATTCGACCTTGAATCCATTAAGAAATACATATGTGAAGATGGAATACGCGACCAGCTTAATTTCATACTTGAAACCGGTTTTAATAAAATATTATCAGACGGTATAATTGACGTGAATGACGCACCACAATTCAACCAGTTGGTGTATTACATTATAAAATCATTTAATGACATCAATCAAGGTAAGGTTTATCGATTTTATGTAAGCCGTGAACATGTCATGCTTCTTCTTCATTTCGTCCTCAAGTCGGTGTTTTCGCTTACACTTAAAGGTCAAGAAGAACAAATGGCTTTAGGATTATTGGATACAAGTTTTAAGTTGGTTCAATTAGAGGTATTGCCGATTGTTTCGAAAAGGTGGTATCATCGTTTTCGTATCTGTAAGTCGGCGAAACAAATCGAAGATATCATCGAATAATATTTAGGGGAATCTTCGGCGGTCGGCGGTCGGCAGTGTGTGCGTTTTTTTCGCCAAAAAGAACTTAAAGATATTTTCTTTGTATAGTATGTGAATAGGTGTTCATCACCTTTCACATTCGTTGAATTCCAGCGAATCAACAAGTGATGTCATAATTTCTATGTTCTTCGCAAATCATTTTTCGTCGTAAGTTTATTGACTTGTTATCAAACATGATGACGCCAAGGTCCGCTTTGTGATGATTATCTAATAAATTTATTTGATTTGTAAGTTATAGAAATATACGATATTACAATTTACTACCGGTGTAGCTCAGAGGCAGAGCGTCTAAAACGTCGTTTGTTATTTTTTTACTACTTCCGAAAGGAAATGGTCCGTTCTACGAATGATTATCGCCTTATAAGCGGAAGGTCGTAGGATCGAAACCTACCGCCGGTATTGTCAAGCTGGACGCTATAAACGC